AGGGATCGTGAGCGCCGGGGCCGGGGCGCGGATCGTTCTCTGAAGAACAATGGCCGGGCGGTTGTTGACCCCTCTATTGTCGCGGAGATAAGGGCGTCTTCCGCCACGGAGAAGACGCTAGCTCAACAGTACGGCATTGCCAGATCGACGGTGGGGCGTATTCGCAGAATGGAAACGTGGTAATGCCGCTGGAAAAAAGCAGCAGCCCGGGGGCGTTCAAGCGCAACGTCTCGGAGATGGTCCGGGCTGGCCATCCCCGTAAACAAGCCATTGCCGCTGCCCTCAATACGGCCCGCAAGGGCCGGCGCAGCCGGCGCAGGAGCAAACGGTAATGTCGGCAAGGCTGGGGACCCCTGGTAGTCAGATTGTGGCAGCCGGTAACTCGACTGCCGCCGGGCGTGTGGTCACTTTCAACAAGGCGGTCGCCGTGGCCTCCATGACCGCAGTGTGGGTGGCCACCGCCACGGTGGGCTCCCGCACCGTCCAGGTCCAGGTGAAGGACGGTTCCGGCAATATCTGCCTGCGGCTGCCGCTCAACGCCGCCATCACGGCCTCCCAGACCGTCAACATCGTGGCCTCGACCGGCGTCAGCATTGCCAACTTCGCCACCACCCCGATCATCCAGACAGTGCCGATCCCGTTCGACATGCCGATCCCGGACGCCGGCTCGATCACGGTGGTGGACACCGCCAACATCGATCCGACCGACCAAGTGTCCATTGCGGTCCTGTTGAGCAACTAGGTGCCCCGGTGGCTTGGCTGACATTCGGAACCGCCACCTCGCCGGAGCCGATGTCGGCTCTGGACACGCAGTTCAACAATGTCGCCTCCGGCATGGAATTGCCGTGTACGGCCACCGGCACCAATGCGATCTCTCTGACGCCGCTGACCAACTTCCCATCACTGTCCAGCTACAACGAGCTTGGCGGCTACCGCTTCGTGGCGGCCAACTCCTCGACCGGGGCGGTGACACTGCAATACAACGGGCTCGGCTTCCTGCCGGTCTATCATGCCGATGGCGTCACCCAGGCCACCATCGGCGACATCATCATCAACCAGCAATACATCGTCACCTTCCATCAGGCATTGAATTCTGGCGGCGGCGGCTTCTTTTTTCTTTCCGCTTCGACCCCGACAACGACAGCAAGCTGGAACCAGCCCGGAGGCCGGCTGACTATTCAGTCTGCCACACCGGTTATGTTCACCAACCAGACCTCCAAGCAGATCATTTATTACGCTCCGTATCAGCATCCGTTTGTTCCGCTCTACAACGGCAGCATCATTCAGAACTATCAGTTCACGTCATCGCAGTCGGATCAGGTTGGGCTCCAGCTTAATATGGGCGGAGCCGCAAACTTCACGACCAACCTCAACTTCGATATCTTTGCGTTTCTGTCGGGTGGTGTTCCTACGCTCGTCGCCACCGCCTGGACCAACAACACAACCAGAGCCACAAGCCTATCCGTATTCGGCGGCTTTTTGACCAATGCCGGCTCGATGACGGCTCAGACCGGACCGAATACCAGCACCACGGTGCCGATCAACCAGGGGACTTTTCTCGGGACGGTGCAGACCTCTGCTCAGGGCACGACGCAATGGGTGTTTGGCGGCTCCGGAACCGGCGGAACGGCGGCCAGCTTCAATGTCGGGAACTACTACAATCCGGTGCTGTTCACGACTTCCGTCAACGACACCGGAACGGTGTATACCTACACGGGCGGCGTGGTGCGTGATGCTCGTGGGGCCGGCACCATGCACATCAACTTTGTGCAGCCAAGCTCGGAACGGGCTATCCTCGTTCTCTATCAGCAGAGAATTTCTATTGTGAGTGCCACTGGTGCTGATGGAGCAATCTTCATTGGCGTCAACAGCACGACGGCGGGAGTGGGTCCTTCGGCTTTGCTTGTCAGATCGAGCGCCGCCACTGGCGACGACATTGCGTGCGTGGCCACTACTTTATTGTCTTTTACCGGATTTGGTTTTGTGGCTGCTCTGGAAACTAGTGACGGCACAAACGCCAACAGCTTCAATGCATCGTCAACCAGTGCAATCTTTGCTCAGTTATGGCTATGATCAACAACATCCAGCAGTTCCATGCCGCCATTGCCGCTGTCTGCCCCATTGTCGGGGTGGCGGCTGACGGAACCATCTTCTACGACCCGACAGCCACACCAACCCAACGAGCCGCCGCAGCAGCCGCAGCGCAAGCCTACACCGACGTTCCCCCACAGCTTATGGATATTGGACAGGTACTCAGCCGCTTGACGGATGGTGAGTACACCGCACTGTTTACCTTTGCGCAAACGCATCCTGCCCTCCATCGTGTGCTCCAATACATCAAGCAGATCGATCTCACGCAGTCCAACGTACAGACCTTGATCCAGGCGCTGGTGACAGCCAACGTGCTGACGCAGGCAAGAGCCAATGTGGTGTTCGTGGCTCCTCCGCCGACGCCGCCAGCGGCTCCCACAACCCCGCTGCCGACACCGACGCCCATTGCGTCCTAAATTCCGTACTTCCTGCCGGGGAATTCAGGGATCATCCTATCCTGTATCTTCGGCATGTTCGGGCGTGGCGCAGGCTGTGACTGCGGTTCTTTGTGGATATGAACCTCCGGCATCGGCAGCGTCTGTTGGCAGATCGCCAGCGTGAAGTGCATGGCGCAGATCAGCGGGTTCAATTCAGCAACTCCCCTCTCGGTTTGTGTTCCCAACAGCCGTCCTCGTCCCCAACCACAGGGACGAAGGATTTCAGCATATCAATGAATTCCGGCGGAGCGTTGGGGTTCTGGATGGCGCTGCGCTGCACCGGCTGCGGCCCTAGGTAGAACACCGTAGCCGGGTGGGCAACACAGTAGCCGGTCTTATCGCCCTTCGGATTGTGGAACATGGCACAGGTCCCGCAGTGGCGGTGGTCCAGGGCGTCGTATTTCTTAGTCACGGACTTCTCCCGTCTCGGGGTCCACGTTGGGCATCAGAGCCGCATCCGCCTCGTCCCGGAGCTTGGCAAGCTCGCTGCCCAGCCCGGTGATTATGTTCCTTTCCTGCGCCGTGTTGTGGTTGAGCCAAAACGTGCGGAAAGCCGGCGAGCCTTGCTTCGCCGCTTCACGGGCTTCGTTTTCGAGGGCGGCGACTTCGGCAATGGTGAGCTTTGCAGACTTTCCGGGAGCAGAGACACGACCAGGGACTTCCACAGGTTCACCTGATACTGGAGCGGACACTTGTCCACCAGATACTCCGCCGCCTCCCGCAGGTTCTCGATCACTGTCTTGATCACCTCTCCGTCCGTCACCTTGTACATTGCGACCTCCTTTCATGACATCGGGCTTGATCTGCGGCGGCTGGTGGGTGGCTCCATCATCGTCCACGGCGGCGGCCAGCCCGAGGGACGCCATCAGGGTGTAACGAGAGAGGTAGGTCTGCGTGGAGCCCATTGCCTGGATGGCGTTCTTGGAGCCCGAAGTATCGGCCCCGGCCGTCATCGCATTGGTGATGAAGTGGCCATTCTCATGTGACACGATGCAAGTCACGGTGATCATGTTGGGCTGCGTGGCCAACTGAAAGCGGGCATAGAGCCCGTGCTTGCCGAGGATAGGGGCCACCGTGCTCACCACGTCGGCCAAGTCGGCGTGCATGTAGGAGGCCCGGCCCTGTCCGAAGTTCACCCGGGAAGTCTTGGTGATGATCGGCAATTCTCTGGCGGCTGCCGCCATCGCCTTGTCGAAGTCCTTGCGGGCCTGATTGGCCTCGTACCGCTCCTGCATGGCCATCATCTTTTCGATGATATCCATGGAACACCCGCTGTTCATGGCCCGCTGCAACAGGTCCATGGGAGTGGGCGAGGCCGGCACCGGCATGGTGCTCGGCATCGGGCCTTGTTCGGCCATCTCTATTTCCGTCTTGATCGGCTTCGCCATTTCATTTCCCCGTGGTGGTCTTGTCGCCGTAGCCGGACGGCGCATGGTGACGGATGCCGTGGAATATGTGCGGGGTCTTGCGCTTCTTGCCGGTGTAGGCTTCCCGCTTCTTGCGCCGCTTCCACGTCTCCCGCATCCCTATGCGGTGCGACTTCGACGGCGGCGGCAGCACGTATTCGTCCTCCTGGAAGCTGGCGCCCCGGTCGAACGCCACCAACTCCACCCGGATGGAGTTCGGCGTCTCGTAACGCTCCCACGGTGCGGTCTTGTGCCGGCGCACGTAGACCCTCGACGTATGCACCCGCACTGCCTCCACTCCGGCGCAACGCTTGACCGCCTGGGCGATGGCGCAGTTGCCGGGGTCCTTGCGGCGGGCGCTGGCCAAATCTTCCTTGATCACTCGGATACGCAACGGACGCTTGGCGTCGATCACGGCTGTCCCATCGAAATGGGCACATTTACCTTTGGCGGGCATCTCAATCCTCCTCTCGGATATGCAGGGCACCACGACGGTCCCTGGTCACTCTGATCCCGTGGCCGAAGGCTCTTGCTGCGTCCTCCGGGACCAAACTCTTGATGAGCTTCTTGGCGTCCTCGAACCACACTGCTGAGGACTTGTTCCGCAACCAATCATTGGCGGCCGTGGCCCACATATTATTGCCGGTCATGTTGACGATCTTGAGCGCCTCGACCGGCGGCGGGATGGCGGGCACCTCGACCGGAGGCGTGCGCAACGCCACGCACAACATGAAGGCGTTGGCACGCTCCGTCATCTGAGTGATGTATTCGTCACTACGCTTGACCTCAGTGACCATCGGCTCAGAGGCACCCTTGATGATGGACAGCATGATGCTGTCGGTTCCCGTCACCAGCATCGTCCACTGCAACTGCGGTTGATACCGGTCAATGATGATCTCGGTCGGCTCGAAGCCGCCGACGTGCTTGCATTCCACCGGCATGTCCAGCGGGTCACATATCCAACCATCCAGGGTGCAGGCGGCCCACTCCATGATCGGATGACTGACCACCTCACCCCGGCGCACGACGGGGATGCCGTTCTGCTCCTGCAGCCAATCCAACTGAAGCTGTTCCGTGCAGGCCCCCAACCGCACCGCCCAGATGTGATCGAGGTTCTCGGGCTCGATCTCGCCGATGAACTCTTTGTAGAGCCTGTCGATCTTGGCCACGTCACCGGACATCAGGGCTCCCACCCGGGAGCCCGTCATCTTGCCCTTGCGCTTGGCCTCTTGTTCGGGGGTGAGGCTCATTCCGTCCGCATCCCCAAGCGCATCAGCAGACGGACCGGCGGCTCGCCGCCATTGAGGTAGCTGACATAGGCCGCAGCCTCGCCTTCGTGCCCGAACGACCGCAGCCGCTCGAATATGCAGCCCCGTGCATCTCCGGCCGGCACCCAGACGCCGACCACCCAGCAGTCGATCAGATTGCCGTCTGCGGTTTCCTGGAAGTACGTGTGGATCATCTTGCCTCCAAATCAGTGCATCAGCCGACCACGTTGCCTGCAAACATACGCCCGGTCTTCAACGGGCCGCATCCTCCACACCCAGCGGCTTGTTCCAGTCCGGGGTCGTCATCATCACCGCCAACGAAGTCCGGTTGGAGGCTCCGGTCTTGATGAAGATGGTCCGAACACGGACCTTGACCGTGCCGTCCTCGACATTGAGGCGGCGGGCGATCTCTTTGTTGGGGAGGCCCTTGGCCACCAGCTTGGCGACCTCCATCTCCCGTGGCGTCAAAATATACATGCCTCGTTCCGTTCTCCCATCCGAATGCATACTTGACACCTTCTAACTCATGTGTCAAGAGTTGCAACATGAAATAGGGAATGTCCGCATCTGCACAACGAGGAATAATGGAAAGGAACGAAGAGGTGTCCCCATCATGAACAAGAAATACAAGTCGGCCTACCGCAAGATCAATGCGGAAGGTGAGGCCCTGGCCAAGGGATTGCTGGAATGTCGGTACAAGTTCGGCGAAACCCAAACCGACTTTGCAAAACGGTTTGACATCAGTGCCTTCACCTATCTGCGCTGGGAGAAATACGGTCCTCCCAACACGTCGGCGCACCGTCAGTTCGTCAGGATGATGCTGGAGAAGCTCAATGCCCAAGCGAAAAGGACCGCTGCCGCCAAGGATGCTCGCCTCAAAGCTGCCGCTGACTGAGCGGGACGAGCCGATGGGCAACCGGCTGAACCGGGACATGACCTATCCCGGCATGGCGTCGTGGGCTGGGGTCAAGGGCGGCAAGACCTGCCGGGAGTGCAATTACTGGAAGCACGACGGCTACAGTGCCGACGGCGTGATCAAGATGGCGCAGTGTCTGAAGGCGGTGGTGATGCTGAACAACCGCTACTCCATGCGGGTGCCGCACTACGCCCGCGCCTGCAAGTATTTCGACGAGGCGGCGCAGCCGCCCTCCCCCATCAAGGTGAAGCGATGAAGTACAGCATCCAC